ATATTATATGTCTAATGCTCTTAATTCGTTTGTCTCTTATCTTTCTCGCGGCAACTCCGTGACATCGCGCCAGGTGCGTTCGATGTTCAAGGTTGATAATGCTGCTGATCTTGCGTATCGTGCACGCAATGAGGGTATCTCGGTTTACACGAACCGCACCACTCTCAGCGACGGCACCAAGACTTTCGAGTATCGTCTCGGCACTCCTTCGGAGCAGTTTGAGAAGTATATCGATCGTGGTCAGGTTGCTCGCGCTCGCAAGACGCTCTATCGCAATGCGATCAGCGTTTCGATGAATGCCTAATCTTGGCATTTGTTAAAACCATTCTGGTTCTGTTGGGGGACGTTCAGTCCCCCACAGTTTATTTGACAACCAATAAATGCACATATATAATAGAACACAAAGGAGAGAGGTGTTCTTATGGTCAAAGTTATTGTAGCAGAAAACAAACACGATTGCGCACATCTTCTTGGTCAATTTCTTGATGAATCAAATTATGATACTCTGATTGAAGAAGATACTGATTGCTATATCAGAACCACAGAAGAAAAAAACATTGCTTTCAAGTTTCGCAAGAACTTCTTCAGTAAAGAACAACAAGAACAAGCCTACGCAGGATTGCGTGATGCTGCTGTTGCTTCGCAAAATCGTGGACTTGCTGCTGGTCCGAAAGGTGACAAATGTGGTGGTCGCGATTGGGTCACTGAAGTTCAATATCGCACTCTCGAGTTTCTAACGAAGATTCAAACAAACAATCTTGGATTAGATTTAAAGCAAAAGGTTGAACAGATTCATGAAGTTTACATCAATCAGAATTCTTCACGTGGACTTGTTTGGCTTGCTCAAGAAGTAAAAGAAGCCGACTTCACGTGGCAAAGATGGTTAGATAAAACAATCAAGTTAGAAGATCTACAAAAAGTTGTAGAAGAAGCCAAGTATGTCCAAGACACGTTTATTTCTGACACGACGTATGCGAACGTCGTATACTCAGGTATTGCTGGCTGGTTTGATCGGTATCCTCGGATTCCTTACGGTCGTGCTACTTCTTATACTCAAAATTATTACGACAAGTTTAAGATATCCTTTCCGTTTCTTCAAGCGTTAGATAACGGATTCAAAGAATTGTTGCCAGAACGTTGGGGCAATCAACGTGCTGCTGCAGATAAGATTGATCCAGCATTTCTTGTTCCTGAGACAGTCTTCACTACAATCACAGTTAACAAAACATTCCGAACAGCCGCACACTATGACGCAGGTGATTTTACAGATGGACTCTCAAATCTATTGGTTCTTTCTAATAATGGCAACTATTCTGGTGGTTATCTGGTTCTACCTGAAGTCAGAATAGCAATCAATGTTCGCCCAGGAGATTTGCTTTTGGTCAACAATCATGAATGTATGCATGGCAACACGCCAATAGTAACTCATGATGATGAAGTTGAGCGAATCAGTCTTGTTTGTTATTTGCGTGAAAAGATGCTTGAACTCGGGAGCAAAGAGTATGAAGATCATCGATATAATTATGTTGAGTGCCGTAGAAAAAACAAAGAACATCCACTACAACGAAAACTCTGGAACGGAATTAGTCCAGGAATGTGGGAAGAACAAGACTGGTATGACTATTTGGAAAAGAATGGTGGAAAAGAAATGGTTGCCAAATACCATCCAGAAGCGTATAATAAAGTCTCAACTCTAACAGATCTTTTCGGGTAATTTATGAAAATATTGACTGTTGTTCATGACTTCAACAACTTCGGTGGTATTATCTCTCACACCGAACAATTGATTGCTGGCTTTAAAGATCTTGGGCATGAAACTGGATTTGTGTTTTTAAGAAGCACTAAGTCTGGTGGCAAGTTTTCTGATGACTATGAGAAAGAAGGATATGATATTGGTGTTGGGACTGGGCTACCTGTGCACCAAGGTAAGGGATGGCGAGGTGAGTATTTGTCGTTCATCAATGATGATGATGTGAATAAATTTGTAAAACTCGCCAACTCTTACGACGTAGTTATTTGGCAGTCTATTTTTGGTTTTAAGTGTCAAGATAGTGAAGGAAAGCAGTCATGGCTAAAGATGTTCAGCGAAGTGAAAGCAAAACATGTCGTTATAGTCCACGATGGCAATCTCAAGAAGAACTATCCATGGATTCATCACCTCAGGAAATATATCACTGCTCTTGCTTGTGTGCATCCGAGTGCATTGAACCAAGCATCCGCTATGGAGATTCCTCGTTTGTTGATTCTGAATCCGCAGGATATATCCAGAAAGCGAGGAACATCCTTCGATGAAAAAACTGACACAATCTTCTCGCTACAAACATTCAAACGATGGAAACGTGTTGACGATCTTGTAGCAGCCGTTCCCTATATTCATGGTCGTGTAATTATTGCTGGTGATGGTATTGAGCGTGCTTATATGGCATCAAAAGATAAATGTAAGCCAGAATATCACTGCACACTTCAACGCGATCCGAACGCTGAAGAAGATCGTTTGGGTAAACCTATTTGGATGAATGCTCTTGTTAAAGGCATGCAATATATTGGTTTCGTCTCTGAGAAGAAGCGTGATGAAATTCTTAGCCATAGTAAGTTTCTTCTCGATCCTTCATGGTCTAAGACTTATGGTGAACACTTTAATCGTGTCGTGATTGATGCGATGCTGATGGGCGTTGTTCCGATTGCTCGTAATCTTGGCGTTTCTGATAATGAAAAGGGTATCGGTCTACTCAAACCTGGCAAGAATTATCTCATGATTCCATGGGATGCCACACCGAAACAGTTCGGTGATCTGTGTAATAAGTTTCTATCAATGCAACCATTTGACTACGGTAAGATTGTTGCAGAGAATTGGCAATTTGTGAAGCAGTTTGATCGTAAAGAGATTGCGAAACAATATCTTGATCTCGCATTTAATCTTTGCGAAGTTAAGGTCGGTAAATATGACCAAAGTCTAAATGATACTATTGATGATGTTTGGCATGGTCATTTTAAATTTCCTGAAAAACTTAACGTAACAAGCACATTAGAATCACTGTTTGGTTGACTATATACAGTATTGGTTTGAATTTTTCACTCTGGAGTTAATATGCAACTTGAAGTAAAAGTAGAAGATCTACGCAAAATTAAATTGTTTGTTGCCACACCAATGTATGGTGGTATGGCTCACGGTATGTACCTGAAGTCATGTCTTGACTTGCAGGCTCTTTGTTCGCAGTATGGCATTGAAGTTCGATTCTCTTTCATCTTCAATGAATCACTTATTACTCGCGCTCGCAATTATCTTGTTGATGAGTTCCTTCGCGCAGAAGGCTTCACTCATCTTCTCTTTATCGATGCAGACATTCATTATGATCCTCGCGATGTAATTGCCTTGCTTGCTCTCGATAAAGATGTAATTGGTGGACCATATCCGAAGAAGTCAATTAAGTGGGGTGCGATCAAAGATGCAGTTAAAAAGCATCCTGATCTTCCCGTGTCTGAAATGGAAAAACTTGCTGGTGACTTTGTGTTTAATCCAGTTCCTGGCACTGAAAAGTTTAATGTATCTGAGCCAATTGAAGTTCTCGAGATCGGCACTGGCTTCATGTTAGTAAAGCGTGCAGTGTTTGATCGATTTAAGGAAGCGTATCCTGAATTCAGTTATCGACCAGACCATGTTGGTCAGGCAAACTTTGATGGCTCACGTTATATCCATGCATACTTTGACACTGTCATTGATCGCAAGCGCACAGTAAATGTTGATGGTGTTGACAGAACAATGGGTGGATCTGATCGTTATCTCTCTGAAGACTATATGTTCTGTCAGTGGTGGAGAAACATCGGTGGTCAAATTTGGCTTTGCCCATGGATGAAGACGCATCACGTTGGAACCTATGCATTCACTGGCGATATGCCAGCCGTTGCCAACTGGGTCGGCGCACTGTAAGACTAACCTATGATCGTTGGACTTGTAGGCTTTATCGGAGCAGGGAAAGGCACAGTCGCAGATCTCTTGGTCGAGAGGCATAACTTTTTTAAGGAGAGTTATGCGAACAGTCTTAAAGATGCGTGCTCAATCATCTTTGGTTGGGATCGCGAGATGCTTGAGGGTATTACTCCAGAATCTCGAGCATGGCGCGAGCAAAAAGATGAGTGGTGGTCGAATAAACTCGGTCGTGAATTTTCTCCGAGACTTGCATTACAGTTGATGGGCACAGAGGCAGGTCGTGATGTATTTCATCCTGACCTCTGGGTTCATACAGTCATGCGTCGATGCGAACAAGCACCATGGAATAATTATGTAATTGCTGATGTGAGATTCCCAAACGAAATCAAGGCAATACGAGATTCTGGGGGACGTGTTATTCGCGTTCGTCGTGGTGATGATCCTGAGTGGTTTGCTCTGGCTAGAGAATGCAATCTACAAAATACACCTGAACTAATGCGTAATGCATATCAAGATGTTCATTATTCAGAATGGGCTTGGATTGGTAGTGAGTATGATATTGTAATGGATAATAATTGTTCATTGGATGAATTGAAAATAAGAGTTGACAAAATAGTCGATTCATTATATAATAATCGTGTTGAAGCAAATGAGGTCGTTAATTATGAAACTTTCTGATAGTACCGTACAAGTCCTGAAAAACTTCTCAGGCATTAATCAAAGTTTGCAATTCAAGGAAGGCAATACTTTGAAAACAATTTCTCCACTCAAGACAATCTTCGTTGAAGCAACTGTTGGTGAGAGTTTTCCAAAAGAGTTTGCGTTGTATGATCTAAACAAACTCTTGGCAAAAGTATCACTCTACAAAGATGCTGAGTTGTCGTTTGATGATGATAAGATTAACATCAGCACTGATAACAAAAAGAAGTCTGACTATATCAAGTATTGTTCACCAAAGGTAATTGTAACTCCACCAGAGAAGTCAATCACATTTGGCACACCAGATTGTTCATTCAGTCTTTCGCAAGAAGATCTTGACTGGATGCGTAAAAGCGCTGGCATCTCTGGTTCGCCAAACTTCGTGTTTGAAAGCGACGGTTCTGTGATTCATTTCATCGCAACTGATGTGAAAGATGATTCTGCAGATCAATCTAAGATTGAGATTGGCACTGTGACTGACGGTAAGAAATTTCGAGTTGTGATGAAAGTCGAAAACTTCAAACTTCTTGATGGTTCGTATGATGTTTCGATTGCCAAGAAAGGTTTGGCTCAGTTCAAGCATAAGAATGTTCCAATCACTTACTACATCGCGATTGAAGCAGCAAACTCGACATTCGGAGAAGAATAATGGCTATTGATAAAGCAAAGGTTCTGGGATGCCTTCAAGAGATTTCGAATTCTCTAACTCGTATCGAAGCAGAACGTGATCTAATTCGTGAGATCCTTCAGAAGATGCAGGATGAATGTGAGATTTCGAAGAAACTCGGACGTAAACTGGCGAAGACTTATCACAAACGTAACTATGAAGAGGAAGTCGCTGAGCAGACAGATTTCCAAACTATTTACGAAAACGTGGCTAAATAAGTCTATTGGGGTGCGGTTTTCTATACCGACGGTACTATCCGCCAGACTGCTCATCGTGAGGGTTCACCTCCTCCACCCCAACCTTTATATTATGGAGTTGTGATATGTCAACACGAAGATCTTTCTTCAAATTCCTCGGTCTAGGTGCTGGTGTTGCCGCTGGTGGTGTTGTTGCTGCCGCTGCTGTTTTACCAGACACAGACAAATCTAAAGCAATTCAAGAAATCAAAGCCGCTGGTTTCAATGGGAAACTCACACTTGGAGCAGAATACGGTGAGATCGTTCCACCAAAACTAAATCAATACACTTTTGGTCGAGAATATGTTCCAGGCACTCGCAAAAATGTGCAAGCAAGTCTTGCCGTTGGTCCAGATGGAAACTTGTACTTGAATCAGAACGGAAAATGGGCTAAAATACTCACTGAGTGATTGGAGAATTTTATTATGAACGAAGTGCTTTGGGTCGAGAAGTATCGACCACATAAGATTTCCGATTGTATCCTTCCTGACGAATATAAATCTACTTTCCAGTCCTATGTGGATCGGAAAGAGATTCCACATTTGCTTCTTTGTGGTGGTCCAGGAACTGGTAAGACCACCGTTGCTAGAGCATTGTGTGATGAGATTGGTTGTGACTATCTGATGATCAATGGATCAGATGAGTCAGGCATTGACACTTTCCGAGTTAAGATTAAGAACTATGCGAGTTCAATGTCTCTCGATGGTGGCAAGAAA